TTTTGTCAAAGACATCAGCAGGAACTGTGAAGTGGTCAACTATAATCAGGCCTGGTAGTGGACAAGCTCAGTATACAAAATGAAATGATGCAGTTTGATCGCAAAAATCGAGAGTTTTATGACGAACTCACTGATGAAGAACGTAAAAAGTTCAGTAACTATCTCATGATACGTTGGGGCAGCGCAGTGCAAGGTTCACGAGAACTACAAGAGTTTTATGTAATTGCCACCAACGAGAGATTAAACAAAAGATTTTTTGACATCAATCGCCATCCTCAACTGCAATGGTTGTGTGCTACCACAGTGAGTCCAGGCCTGGGCACACAACGTCATCCCTGGATAGCCCCAAAGAAACGAGAAGCTGGCGCCAGCGGCATCAAAAAACAATTGGCCGAACTGTATCCACACTTGAAAGATGATGAAGTAGAATTGATGAGTCGGATCAACGATAAAAAAGACATAGATGCATATCTTAAAAAGCTAGGACAATGAGATTTAAAAATTTGTTGGTAAGTGGATGCAGTTTTACACAGGACGGGATTGGCGGATGTCCACCAACAGTCGATTCGGCAGGTGGGTGTAGTTTTATTGATACCGGCGACGGCAACCCAGCCCAACCCAGATCTTGGGCTGGACATTTGGCAAAACGATTAAACGTAAATAGTTTGGTAAACACCGCTGCCAGTAGCCACGGTAATATTTTAGTGGCAAATAGCCTATTAGACTGTGTAAATCAATTTCTCTATAAGCCAAATGAAACTCTAATAGTTGTCAATTTATCAGAACCTTGGAGACTTGATTTGCCTTGTTCCTATGATCATGTAGATTGCGACCATGTAAATATTCCATGGAATCAATCTTTAATTCCGTATTCTTATCTTGGTAGAAATAAAAAGATTATGGTCCAACTTGAAAAAAATATTGGATTTGATCAAATTGAACACTTTACATCAAACACTGTGGAGTTTTTGTTTAATTTTTTAGTCAATCAAAAAATAAAATTTTATTTTTTAACCATGAACGATTTCAGTCAAACACGGCTACAAAAGGTAATAGACAAGTTTGATAGTTGTCATGTACGTTTGATACCAGGAAAAAGTATGATTGAGTATTGTAAAATTACCGATAATTGTGTGTCCGCAGACAATTTACACCCAAGTATCGACGCACATGAAAAAATTGCAGATCAAGTGTACGATTACATTGTGAGCAATGAAATATAATTGCCAATATTGCCATAAAGACTTTGTGAGAGAAGCCAGTCTTGCTGTGCATTCTTGCGAACCTCGACGTCGTAGACAGGAGAGAGATGAAGCAGGTGTGCGTCTGGGATTCCAGGCCTACTTGAAGTTTTATGAACTCACACAAGGTAGCGCCCGGTTAAAAACCCATGATGACTTTTGTGAAAGTCCTTACTATCGTGCTTTTGTAAAATTTGGTCGTTACTGTGTGGACATTCGTGCTGTAAATACTGCAAGATTTGTAGAATGGGTATTGAAACAAAACAAAAAGATTGATCACTGGTGTCGAGACACTGTATACACCGAATTCCTAATAGACTACTTGCGGGTGGAAAATGTCAATGATGCATTGGCACGAGCCATGGAATATGGCATCGCTTGGAGTGAAGAATCTGGACATCCTGCCGAAGACTGTCTTCGGTATGGCAATACCAATGCCGCGGTATATGCTATCACAGCTGGCAGAATCAGTCCTTGGATAGTGTATAATTGCGAAAGCGGTCAGAAGTTTTTGAGAGAGTTAGACAATACACAGATTGCCATGGTCTGGCCTTACATTGATTCAGACATATGGATGAAAAGGTTCTCAGACTACGTGGCCGATCAGGAGTATGTGAAAGAAATGCTACAGAAAGCAGGCTGGTAGATTACAAAAAAATGCTCACAACTGGTTGTAGTCGTCGCAAAGAATAATTATCAAACAAACCTGGGCAGCATATTTGGCCCAAGAACTGGACTATGAATATACTATTGACTAAGCTGTCGGAAGGAATAGGGCATCAGATACTGGATGCCTGGCACGCCTACCAACAACACAAACACAGTGCAAACAACTATGTTTGCCATATTCAATATCAAGAAACCCAGCAAATCGTCAAAGCCAAGGATGTTGATTTATCTATTCTTTTACTGACAATTGATCAGGCAGATCAATTAGATGACAAGGTCATTTCACACTACGATTTGATTTTGTTCTGCAATGGAGGAGAACCGATAAGTGTGTGCTCTCCTGTGGTTAAAAAAATCCTGTCTGAAAATCATTATGCATATATGATTTGCAACAGTTATCTGATGCCCGATCATGAGATGTTTGAAAAAACCATATGGTTTCCACACGATATTCAAAACTCCAGAGATTATTGGACTCGCCATTGTTATCCACAGTTTTTCGACAACAAAATTTTGGATCAACTGCCCAGGCAAAAGGTTCTTGAATTCATCAATGGACAACCACGAGCGAACAGACAGTATTTTATTGATTTGTTGTCACAAGCTGGTGTAAACATTCCTATCAAAAGTTCGTTGGGCAAACAGATAGTGGAAGTTTCTGATTCCCAATGGGAATCTCCGTCGGACACGGTATTTAAAACTTACGTCAACAGTTTGTATAACACAGTATGGAATGAACACAGCGATTATTATCACGATAACAATCCAGAAATTGGAATCAACAACCGTTTTGGTTCCATACCACCTGGCTATTTTATCATGCCATTGTATTTTGAAACACATTGTGTTGTGTTTCCTGAGTCCGGTTGGCAAAACAATGAACTCAACATCACAGAAAAGGCACTCAAATGTTTCTACGCAGGATCATTGCCTTTTCCAATAGCCGGTGCCAATGTCAACAATTTATACAACGAAATTGGTTTCCACACTGCCTGGAACTTGTTACCGACCGATCTACAACGATTCGACAGCGAAACTGATCATGCGATCCGTTATCAGGGCATGGTAAAATGCTTGACATGGTTTTTAAACAACCCAAAAGTTTTTGATAGTTCACTGGCTCATGACATGGCAAAAGCAAATAAAATTAATTTTTTAACATGCAAATCGGATTATCAAGCCATAGTTAAATTCGATCAAGTTCTCCAAGCATACATTCGTCATTGACAAACTATGTATTTTCAGTTACAATAGAGACATGGCCGCAGACATCGACATTGACCTGGCTGACAGAGATCAACTCCTACGCTTGATCCGGACTACACCGGCCCGGCAAAACTCAAACTCACAGGCACGCCGTCACAACTCGGGAGTATATGTCACAGACATTCCAAGAGACCCTGTCAACGGCTGTGCGGCCATTGACTACGAAACTGCTGAACAACTAGGCTATTTCAAGATCGACTTGCTGAATATGTCGGTGTATCAGCTGATCCGTGATCAGAAACATTATGACCACATGATGGCCCAAGAACCACCCTGGATCAGATTGTGGACCGATCCAGTCTGGGCTCAACAATTAGTTCACGTGGGTAATTACACAGATCTATTGGCCACAATGAAACCTGACTCGATTCCTAGGATGGCAGCATTTATTAGTATTATTCGTCCAGGTAAAGCGCATCTACAAAACAAGCCCTGGGCAGAGGTATTTGAATCTGTCTGGGATGGTGACGACAGTAAAGGATTTGTTTTTAAACATGCTCATGCCATTGGTTATGCGGCGCTAGTAGCATTACATATGAATCTATTGAATTCTTAGAAAAGTTTTTTTAATACAGGATTGACAACTTGTTGGGCAAATTTTTTATGTGCCAATTCTGTTGGATGCCCGGTTTCATCCAGTTGGCCCATGTTGGTGGCAAATTCTGACAAGCATTCTTTTTGATCGTTGACAAAAAACCAATTTGTAAAATCCATGTTTTGATACACTGGGTTCTTGGCAGAAAAATATGCGATAGAATAATCTCCGCCATTGGAGTTTGATTGATTGCCGCGGTTCCAGCAGTTGACATAGTTAGTTAAACGATAGTTGTAATTGCGAACTTGTAAATAGTTCTCTAAATGCAAAAAGTTCATAAGGCTTTCTTGACACAGAGTTTCTGGATCTGACAATTTATAATACCAATCAAAAATTTTTCTTGTTGTAAGGTTATCTCGCCAGCTATTGCTCATACCGCCGCTAAAAATATAATAACAGTCATTTAATTTGCGCCCGACTGGATAGTCCTTGGTCAAATGATACCACCATTCTCCTGAAATCTGCATATCTTTCCTTCCAATACCAGACCACATGATTAAAACCAGGGTGTTGTTGGGATCTAATCTTTGTTGTTCTAAAAAATTTATGGTGCTATCAAGTATATAATTGTTGCCAGCAGCTCCAGAAGCCAGGTTAAAGTAATTTAGGTCTGGGTAGCTATTGGCAACTTCCGAGGCCCACGTTTTGCATTCGCGGTCGTCGGTGAAAGAACATCCATTGACAACCAGATTTTTTATCTGATGCATTTATAGGACTTTTCTTACCAAAGTGATAGATTTGCGTTTGGATTTTTTCTTGCTCATTTCTGAAATACTGCATACCGGACCGTGCAAGATTTCTAAATCTTTGTTGGTAAATGTGCGCAAATATGGTCTAAACAAGTCCCAATCTTTCTTGAGAAAGATGTTTATGGGCACGCTGCGGTTGCTCTCCCACCACCAAACGTTGGCCAGTTCCAGAAACTTTTGCTTGGTCTCTAGGTCTGGAATGGCTCCGTAATCATATATGGTGGTTATAGTTTCATCTTGATTTTGGATGATACCCACATACTCGGTGGCAGAATACACACACAAAGTTATAAAAGGGTATTTTTCGGCCAACTTGTTGAAAAAATCGTTGCTCATAAGTTAAGGATATTTACCAAACGGTTGGTCCGCCAAGATGCAAAACGCTAAATACTGTGTATGTATTCCACCCAAGTCTATATCTATCAGCAGATCACGCGAGTTTTGCTCATGGATTCAGGTGCGGGCGAAACTTTTATCTATAGGTATGATCCAGTGTACGCCAAAGTTCTGACCATAAACAAAGGTGTTGATAACGTGTTGTTGTTTGAGTTTATCAACCAGCAAGAAAAACCTGTCAACATCACAGGTAGCACGTTTCTATTTCGCGTGATCAGCACCGAAGGTGACCGTCTGTTGTTAGAAAAAGAAATGGTTACACTCAATGCACCCTCTGGCAGAGCCAAAGTCACACTCAACAGCACAGAACTGTTGGAAGTTCTAGCCCAGCCAGCCACATACAGCATCCAACGAAGCAGTGGCAATCTCACAGAAGCTGTGTTTGTGGATGCACAGGCCGGTGCCCGTGCTCCGGTCAACATCGTTGACAGCATTTTGCCTCAATATGTGCCCAGCTCGCCCTTGACTATTCCCACCACAAAACTTTCAGCGCAGTTTAGTGTGGAGGGTTCGGGCTATGAAAACTGGCCGGCTAGTCCTTACTGGTCCGGCAATCCCAATGGCGGTAGCTACTGGAACAGCTATTTGAATCCCCAGTATTTCAGCAGTTTTATCGAACCCAGAAATTCAGTGACCACAGTGCAGATGGACTTGGTAGGCTATACCGGCACAATCAAATTCCAAGCAGCAGAAAACTATCAAAGCAAATTTTACAATGTTACCGAATCGGTGACCTATCTCAATCATACCGGCACCATATACTGGAATGTGATTGGTTGGTATCCTATCATCCGTGCCTGTTTTGACAGCAGTCTGTTTGCGGTGCCAAATTATCCTACTCCTAGCCCGGCTTCGGCCTATGCAGTGTGCGATGATGGAGTGGTGACCAGTATCATCATGAGTAACAATGGAACGGGTTATCTAGCACCTCCCAAAGTCAACATAGTGGGCACAGGTGCCGGTGCTACGGCCGAAGCTGTTTGGAATCCAGCCACTGGTGCGGTATCTGAAATAATTGTGACCAATGGTGGCAACGGTTATTGGCGAGTGCCCAATGCCATGGTCAGCGGCAGCGGCGCACAATACCCGGTCAGTCCCCAAAACCAAGGTGCTGCCGTAATAATCAGCACCGGTTATGTTGAAAATCTACTGTATCGTTGATCGTTGATTCTTTCCAAAAATCATGTTACAATGTAGCATGATTGATGTGATCTCTTACCTGCCCGCAAGACGTAAACCCAGTGCATCAGGCTGGACCAGTTTCAATGCACCCTGTTGCGAGCACAATGGCGAAAGCCGAGATCGTCGCAACCGCGGTGGTATCAAGACGTCAGCGGCAGGCTGGAGCTATCACTGTTTCAACTGTGGCTACACTGCCAGCTTTATCATGGGACGCAATCTCGGCTTCAAGGCTCGTAAACTGCTGTCATGGTTGGGTGTGCCTCCAGAAGAAATAGAACGCATCAATCTTGAAAGCCTCAAACACAAAAACATGGAAGGTCTGCTGACAGATCGTCAACGCCTGAGCAATACTTTGCAAGGTATAGAGTTTGAGGAACGTGACCTGCCTCCGGCCGCAGAGTTGGTTACAACACAGCATCACACGCACTGGCAGTATCTGCGTGCCCGAGGTGTGCCCGAAGACTATCCGGTGATGACAGTGCTGGAGAATGACAAAGTGCATTGGACAAGACCACAGGTCATTGTGCCGTTTACCTATGACAACCGCGTGGTAGGATACAGTTGCCGTATGCTAGACAATCGTCAACCTAAGTATATCCATGACACACAACCCGGCTATGTTTTTGGCACAGATCTGCAGGGCGAGGACTGGCGTTATGTGATAGTGGTTGAAGGTGTGTTTGACGCACTCTGTATTGGTGGACTAGCAGTGCTACACGCCGAGATCAACGATGCCCAGGCACGCCTGATCCGTAGTCTGGATAAAGAAGTAATCATAGTGCCAGACCAAGATAGTGCAGGAATGAAACTGGTAGACCGTGCAGTAGAATTGGGCTGGAGTGTGAGCATGCCTGACTGGCCTGCAGATGTCAAGGATGTCAATGACGCTGTGATTCGTTGGGGCAGATTGGCAACCTTGATAACTATCTTGCAGGCCCGAGAAACCAGCCGAATCAAAATCGAACTGAGAAAGAAACAACTTGTCAAAAAATTATCATAAACTTTGGGTGTTCGGAGATAGTTACACCACACCTGGTAACTGTGTGGATCCAGCTGACAGTTTCTGGGGATTATTGGCCAAAACTGCCAATATACCAATCACAATTAATTGCTCTAGACCAGTCAACAGTTTTGATTCGATCTGTCAATTGCTGGTTGGCATGCAAAACGAAATTGATTGGAACAATGATTTGGTGCTGGTAGGAATACCACCATTGGAACGTATAACTGTATTTGATAATTTCAAGGACACAGAATATTTGGGTCATAAAATCAATACCGACAACTGGCACCAAGAGACTTTTGATTTAGCTTGTCATCGGGGACTGGTTTGTCTACAGAACTATGGTTCCGACAAGCAGTTGATATTGCACTATGATAGATCTTGGTTAGAAACGCAGACCCTAAGAACAGTATTTTTCCTCACAACGTGGTTGGATTCTGTCAATGCCAACTACATGATATTGAATCTCAGCAAGGATTTTGATAAAAATAATGTTTGGGGTCCTAGTAATTTTGTGTTACCATATTGTTTGAATCATCCTAGATGTATTTTGTTTGAAAAAACATATCATGGTATCAATATTGGAGTCAATAAACCAGCGGATGAGGATGAACCGCACGGACATCACGGGCCCGCTGGCAATCGATATTTTTTTGAAAAATCTCTTTTACCACAGATGCAAAGGTGCAATTTAATTTAACATGTTAAAAGACTACGGACTTGAAGTCCAACGCTTATTCTTAGAAATGATGTTGCAGGACGCAGAAAGTTATGTGCGTGTGCAGAACATCTACAACCCAGAAAACTTTGATAGAAGTTTGAGACCCGCGGCTGAGTTTATCGCCCGACACAGCGATGAGCACAAAACTCTGCCCACTGCCGAACAGATCCGAGCCAGCACGGGCGTCGCACTCAATCATATTCCTGACTTGAATGACGGACACTTTGAATGGTTCATGGATGAGTTTGAAAGTTTTACTCGCAGGCAAGAACTAGAGCGTGCTATCTTGAAGTCAGCAGACTTGTTGGAAAAAGGCGAGTATGATCCTGTGGAAAAATTGATCAAGGATGCGGTGCAGATCAGTCTGACCAAGGACATGGGCACAGACTACTGGGCGGATCCCAAGGCTCGTATCAACAAATACTTTAATTCGGGTGGACAGGTATCAACAGGCTGGGCACAGATGGACAAGATCCTGTATGGCGGATTCAGCCGTGGTGAGCTCAATATCTTTGCGGGCGGAAGCGGAAGTGGTAAATCACTGGTTATGATGAACATAGCCCTGAGTTGGTTGCAGATGGGCTTGAGTGGCGTGTATATCAGTTTGGAACTGTCAGAAGAACTGTGTGCGCTGAGAACTGATGCTATGCTGGCAGGAATGAGCACCAAGGAGATCCGCCGGGACATAGATCAAACTGAACTCAAGGTCAAGCTGGTGAGCAAGAAAGCTGGACAGTATCGTATCAAAGCTCTGCCAGCACAGAGCAACATCAATGACATCCGCAGTTATATCAAAGAAGTGCAAGTTCAGACAGGATTAAAGGTAGATTTTGTCATGTGTGACTATTTGGACTTGCTGATGCCAGTCAGTGCCAAGGTCAGTCCCAATGACTTGTTTGTCAAGGACAAATATGTAAGTGAAGAACTGCGTAATTTGGCCAAAGAGCTCAATGTGCTGTTTGTGACAGCGAGTCAGTTGAATAGATCGGCTGTGGAAGAAATTGAATTTGATCACAGCCATATTTCGGGCGGCATATCAAAGATCAACACAGCAGACAATGTGTTTGGTATCTTTACATCAAGAGCCATGCGTGAACGTGGCAAGTATCAGATCCAGTGCATGAAGAGCCGAAGCAGTACAGGTGTAGGACAAAAGATTGATCTGGACTACAATATCGAAACCATGCGCATCACTGA